CGTCGGTCTTAAAATCCCGCATCTCCTCATGGGTAAAGGGGGAGTTGATGCGGCAATCACTGTAGCCACTGATGGGGTCGATTGTCGAGATCCCGGTGTAGAGCTGGTCGAGGAGCAGGGGGCGCGTGCGCGGGGTGGTCACCCAGCCCATGCGGGTCGTCCAGCGTTTCTGGGGGTCGGCTTGATCCATGACCTCCCAGATGTAGAAGTGCCGATACCCGAGGTGGAGCTGGAGGGTGTCCTGCACCGAGAGGCCGTGGTTGTTGCACTCGATGGCGGCGAGGGCCTCGCGGCCGTCCGGCCAGCAGTAGAGGTGCCCGATGGCGTCGATCACGCCCGCAAATTGGCGGGGTGGGGTCGAGTCGCTGATAAATTGGGCGACCTGCTCTTCTGGCTCCTCCAGGGTGCCCATCCGGATGACGTCGCAGACCGAGCGGTCCTGCCCGATCCCGTCGGCCACGTCGACGCCGAGGATGTAGCGGTGGCCGGACTTGGGGCGGGGGTGCTGCCAGATCTGGAGGGTGTTGAAGAGGGCGCGGGAGCCACTGCGCTCCTTAAGTTCGGGGGCGGTGAGCTTGTGGAAGCCCAGGCCCGGGGGGACCGCGTAGAAGGGGCGCTGCTCCGGGAGGATGATCATCTACGTGGTAAAGGGGAGCACCCACGGTCCACGAACAGGCACCCATTCCCGTCCGTCCATCTCGACCACCGCGTGCTCTCGGAGGTACTCGAGGAGGGGGGATGACTTGAAGAAGTTATCGGGGATCCCCGGTACGATCGCACGCAAGGTAACGCCGTGGATCTCCTGCAGAGTCACCCGACGAATCCCTGGCACCGTGATGATCGGTGAGGGGCGCCAAAGCAACCGCTCAACGTCGAGCTGTGCCGCGATCGGCAGGGCCAGCAGGGATCGCAGAAAGCTACGACGAGAGGGATGGATCATGTGAGGGAGGGCTCCTCGACAATCGTCTGCGGTCGGTTATCCGGTACCACCAGGGTCTGCGCCCGCTGCGCCTTCTCCCGCTTCGCCTCAAGGGCCTGCCGCTGACTCTCCTCCCATTCTGCCCGCGTGGCCTCCTTGTCCGCAATCAGCTCCGCCCGCGGCTTCACCACCCAGAGGTCCGCGAGGGGGCGCGCCTGATTGGCCACCCGCGTTTGGGTTTCGAGGGAGAAGATGCTGCGCCCGGAGTTCTGGAAGGCCTCCTCGGGCTCGCTGGGGTACTCACTGAGGAATCGCCAGAGGGTCTCGTCGGCTTGGGCCGCCTTGTAATTCAGCTCGTACCAATAGAGCTGCTCCTTGGTGAGCTGGACCGGGCGGTGCATGTACTTCGGGCCGTGCTCCGTCGCCCGGCGCGCAAACTGCAGGGTGTCGTCGGAGGGCTGCCACGTCGCGGGGTAGGGGAGCCAGTACTTGGTCGACTCGGCGTACCACGGAATGAAGATGTTACAAAATCTGGGGTCGATGCCCTCATCCGCCTTCTTCCACTCGGCGTGCCAGTAGTTGTTCCGCCCCATCGCGGTCGACTCCCTGAGCATCAGGGTGCGGCGCGTACTCGGGACCGCCGGGAGGAGGGAGGAGTTGATTTGCTCCGGGCGCTCCCAGCTGGTGATCTCGGAGAGGTGGACGGCGCTGTAGGTCTTCGAGCGGCCAATCTGCCCCTTCTCCTGCCCCTCGTCCTGCAGCCCGCCCTTCATCGACTTCCCGGACTCGACAATCACGCGGGACCCGTTGGTCCACATGATGTGCTTGTCCTTGGTGTGAAACTTCTCCTTCGGCTTCAGCCACCACGGCCACTTCTCGACGACCAGTTCCAGCATCCCGAAGAGCCCCTCGGACCCGCTATTTTGGGGGACGTCGGAGGCAATCAGGGTGCGGACGTGCCCGTGGGTCAGGACGCGATGGGCGAGGAGGGACTGGCAGAGGGTGCTCGCGCCCAGCTGGCGGCCCTTGAGGATATTGGCGAGGATCCCGTCGGGATGCCGCGTCTGCCAGCGGAGGGCCTCGACGCGGGCGATCTCGCCCAGGATCAGGCGCTGACTCTCCCACAGCGGGAACATCGGCTTGAGGGCCTGCCCCTCATAGTTGATCCAGATGTACCGCTCCGCCGCGTAGACGTAGTCGATCTTGGTGAGGATCTGCTCGTTCAGGACGAAGGCCTGCTCCTCCTGGGAGAAGGGACGGGTCGGCTGCCCCTCGTGGGCATCCCAGATCGTGTCGAGATGCCGCACCATCGCATGGCACGCCGCGACCGGAATCCGCTCGAGGGCGCCCGCCGGGAGGGTCTCCCGCATCGACCGGGTGAGGATCGCCTCCCGTGCGGCGACGACGGTGGGGTGATACATGCGATGGTGCGACGTCCCCCGTCAGGACGTGGGGGAGACCAGATGCGTCGGCTGCGACGTACTGAGGAGCCGCAGCAGGATCGTCAGCACCTGCCCCGTGAGGGCCGCCGCACCGGCCGGCAGCGGGAGCACCGACTGCAGTTCCGCCGCCGCGCTCAGAATCTGCACCCAGAAAATCTTCGACTTGAAGAGTGACTTGGACATCTCCGCTCCTTGGGCCTTCCGGCCCTCCCAGTCTTTCGATCCCGTCTCCAGCAGGCCGAACAGTCTCGAGGCCCGCGTGAGAATCTTCAGCGTACGAATCGGATGCACGGGCCTAGTCGATGTGCCCGTCGAACGTCTTCGTCATCGGGCCGAGCAGTTGCCGCACGACCGGCCAGAACTCCCGCGCCGTGATCCCGATCGCGGTGCCCAGCAGCGTCTTGACCTCGCTGGCATCGAACTGACTCGCGGTCAGCCACAGCACGAACGCGAAGAACCCCAGCATCGCGACGACGATGAGGGCGTGCTGCCACGTCAGGGTCGCCAGGTGATGCGCACGCGAGTGCGGGACGTCAGGGGACTGGTGCACGCGACACCTCCTACGTATCCGGTTGCGACACTCCCAGGGGCAGGGGGTACTCGACATGCCCGGGGTCCCACCCGATCCCCGCACGATTCAGGGGCGTGAACGTCCCACCCCAGCGGAGCCCCAGATCCTGTGCGATCTGCCCCACCGTCTTCCACACCGGGTCGGTCGCGTCGTATTGGAGCTTATCGGGGCCGTGCAGAAGGTACTGATCGAAGGGGGCGATGTCAAGGGCGTCGCCATCCTGGTGTGTCGAGCGGACGACCCGCGAGAACCCCCCGGTGATGGCCGCGGCTTGTTCCTCGCTGGTGCGCCCGGTACAGGTGATCAGCACCGGGATCTTGGCCTCGACGCAGCGCGCGAGGAATTCCACCGCGAGCGGCCTGAATCGGGGGCTGAGTTCATTCAGGAGCCGGCCCATCGACCTCCTCCGTCTCCCCCGCAGGTGCCGCAGGCGGCTCCGCTCCCTCCACGAGGTCGGCGTCGAGCGGAGTGCCCTCCGACGCATAGAGCAGCTTGTCAGTGAGCTGCTGCACCAATTCCAGGCTCCCACCCCCGCTCCCCCACGCCTGCCCGCCGGCGGCCTGGTTGATCTGGGCGATATTGATGCCGCCCGACTTCGGCAGGAGCTGCGCGAGGTCCACGGCGAGTTTCTGCCGCTCGAGATCGGGCTGGTAGAGGAGCGTGCCGGTGCCGTTGCAGGTGGTACAGGGCTGTGGTAGCGGGTTCGGAATCGCCGGGGTGGGATCGTCGGTCAGCTTCCCCACGCCCAGGCAGGTGTGGCAGGCGGCTTCGTAGGGGGCGGCCCGCCGCATGACATCCGTGGTGACCGCCGCGATGCCCTCGCCAATGGTCTGGGACGCCCGCACCTTCCCCCGCAGCAGCGCCGCGCTCGCGAGCTGCTTCAGCAGATCGCCGGGCAGGGTGTTCCCCACCGCACACAACTCCGCGAGCGACTGCTGTGCGTTGAGCGGGTCGCCCAGCAGCCCCAGCAGGTAGCGGAGGTCCGGCGTGAGCGGGGCCAACGCAAGCATCCCGACGATCGCCGCGCGGCCCCCGAGGTCGCGTTCGATCGTTGCCAGCTCCGCCACGACGGTCGGCGGGAAGGTTTTCGCCAGCCGGCTGCTGGCCCCGCGTGAGACGAGGGACAGGGGGGGAGGCATCTAGCTGCGTACCTCGAGATGGCGGCGCTCGTACTCCTGCAGCACCTCATCATCGGTCGGAGGGCGCCCCGTCGCGGTGGTGAGCCGGAGCTCGATGTCCATGAATTCCGCCTGCTGCTGGTCATCCACGTAGGCGACCACCACCGCCGGCGCGTCCGGGTCCGGCTGGACCTGCTGGGGCCACCGGTGCGCATTCGCCAATTCAAGCGCGGAGGCCACACGGCCCAGGCTCACCTGCAGCGCCGCCACCTCGCGACGCAGCCCGCGCACCTCCCGCAGCAGGAGTCCCCCACCGGCGAGTCGTTTCAACCCCTTCAGCATATCGGCACCTCAGTCGAGCCGCCCGCAGGGCAGCGTGGCCCAGCCGATCCCTGACTGGTATGCCCCCATCCCACGTCGGGTCGACGCAACGGGAGGCCAGGGGGAGCGCCGGGACCAGCCGGGCCGGCTTGAGTCTACCCCCAATCGAGGCGCTGCCGTCAAGGCACCACGCGAGGCGCTGCTGTAGAGCGCACCCCTCTTTCTCCTCCGATTCCTCCCACACCTCCCATTCCACC